TAATCCCATATTTTAACTCCTGCCAATATAATCCGTGCTGATGCGGTGATCCACTTCCGGAATGATCAAATAAATTACCCCCATTTGGATTCGTTGTTCCATCATCATTGAAATATTGAACCCCGCCCCCTGTTAATGTTCTATAAAACAATCTTGTCTTACAGGCAATTAAAGGCATTACATAAGCATCTGTGTATAGGGTCGAGTCAAAAGAGTTTGTTAAATCTATACCGTTGGCTTGTAGGTCGGTTTTTACTTGAGCCGCATTATACGTTCTTGTAAATCCGCTTAACCAAGATAAAGAGCTAAGTTTATCCTCTCCTAATATATCTTTTAGATTTACTGTATTTCCGTAAAAAACTACTTTATACGCATAAGGTTTATTGTTACGCATATCTACTCCCTGTAATTGAATCTTACCCTCTTGAAAAGGTATATAGTTTAATTCAATAGTAGCATTTACTTTTTTTCTTGCATCAAATCCATTATCAATATCAAAATTGTAATAGTGTTTAAATAGTTTGTTATTCGTTTTTGAAGCAGGTAAGCTAAACGATTTTGAAAATGGTGTAAAAATTTTAGATATATCCCTTACATTCTGAATAGTCTGAGTGAGTGAAATAATCTCATCATCAAACAAATCTACCCTTTCGTTTTGTATATATAGTTGCGTTATCTGCATTATCGTATCTTATCGTATCTTATCTTACATTCTGAATCTTATCAAAAGCAAAAGAAAAATCAAGAGTATAAGCAATTAGTTTCTCATTTACACTCTTTTTCATTTGTAGTGAGTTCGTATCTACATTTACAGGGTACACATTTGTACCATCATCAATCCATACACTCTCTGACATTAAAAGCTGCTTGACAGGCTCATTTAAAGCCTCTACAACATAGCCTGTACTTAATTGGATAGTTTCATTAGCTACAACATCAAATCGTCTATTAGCGTGCTTGTAAATGTTATAATCAGAGGTAGGTAAGGTTGATGCAAACTCAATAATGTTACGCTTGTAATTTGATGAGGTTACATTGATAGTTTCTACTGATTTTTTATTAAACCATAAATCCTGTAACGCTCCGTACTTGTTATAAAATACAACTCTGTAAGGAACATACTTTAATTCGCAGATTTCTTTTAAGGTGATTATTGTAGTATCAGTAAATACCCCATTAGTAATAGTAATTGTATCACCATCATTTAAATTATCCGTTCCTGTAATATTTACATACTGAATCTTTTGATTAGAGTTTCCGTTATCCGTAATGTTAATAGTAGTAGCAGTATTTGCCCAACTCACATCGTAGGTATCCCAAAAGTCATCTACTGATTCCCAAAAAGAAGTAGCACCACCTGTTGTATAAGAAATAGAAGCTAAAGACTCTGCAAAGATTGGTATCTTAATATCCTCTCCTTTGATAAAATATACCGTAGTATTGTCTTGTAATAGCTGAGGTGTGTAAGAATCATAAACAGGACTTACCTGCTCTCTTGGATTAATCCCCTCTTCAAAATATCCATAACCATCAAATGCCAACCAAGTCTTACCTCCCGTTGATGAAGGACTACCATCCGGATCTGTGTCTCTATAATATTCCGCATCATATCGCACCCAAACTGCATCTACAGCTTCTGTGTAATACTCTGTATAGATATAATCTCTTACTAACTCACTTAACTCTAAAGGGAAGTTTTTATCACCCGAAGTATTGTACTTAGTCATCGTGTAAGTAGGAGTTGCAGGCTTATCTGTTATTGATGTACCTGTCCATATCCTAACCTCATATTCTGCACGAACCCAAGTACCCGAAGTTAAAGCAGGGTTGATAAATAATGGACTTCTTACATTTGCTATTGCACTCATATTTTTCTATCTCGTAAATTCTATTATGTCGTAAATTCTAATAAATCGTCTATATCTAATCCAAAAGCCTCTACGACTTCAGGAGGTAAATTATCAAAGGCTTTCTCAAAAGGCTTAGTGAAGAATAAACTCGCTCTAATACCTTTCTCGTATATGCTCTTCGCTATTACATATTTTAAACTTTGTCTGTCAATAAATCTCCCCTTCTCATCTCTTGGTGCTATTCCCTTTCTTACTGTCCACTTATCTAATGCACTTGTAGGAATCGTCTTAAACCTACCTGAGAATTCAAACCTACTATTTTTTGTTTCTAAGTAGCTACTCTTGCTTCCGTGTACCCCTTCGTCTATAAACGCACCATAATCCGCCATATAAAACTCTAAGCTGAACGAATTAGGATTGACCTTTAAATCGTATCCTAAACTATTATAAAGTTCCCCTGAAGCGTTCTTTTTCTGCTTAGTAAGATTCGTTCTCGACTGCTGAATCACATACTTAGCAAACCTATTTAGTGCCTCTTGAGTATCAGCATACATTGACATCGTTCTCTATGATTATGTCCATTGTAGCTGTCCACCCTGCTATCTGATTTTCAAACCTATCTCTAAAAGGTTCTAAACTTACATCACCCTGTACTTGGTATTTGTCAGAGTATAGTGAGCCGATTCTTAGTTTCTGAATTACTTTGTTCAGTACAGTAAGCTGAGTGTTTAGCACATCCTGCTCATTGTCATTACCTACAAAAATATCCGTTACCTCATCTTTACTCACATCTACAATATCCATAGCAAGAATAGATAGATTGAAAGTCATTATATTCTCTCCGCTTGTTACAGAGTTTACTATAATGTGTGATAATGGGAATATAGTCTGCTTGCTGAGGTCTATCTGTGTGATATCCCCATAAGTTACCGTGTTACAATTTGTATCGGCTTGTAGTGTGTCTTTAATCGTATCTAAGACCCTGTAAAAGCCATTCATTACGCTCATATCTTACCTTTTATCTGTTTTGCTTCTAAATCGTTTTTCTCTTTCATAAAAGTTAGCATCATCAAACACTCGTGTACCTTTAGTTCAGAGATATGTTCAAATCGTCTAATATCCCCTTGAGCAAGTGCGTATATTGATTGATACCATCCCCACTTTTTTCCGAATTGAGATATTGCACCAAACGACTCGCCTTGCCCTCCTCCAAATAGTTCGTCATAGCTCTCGATAAGTCTATCCCTAAACGATAAAAAAAAAGCACAGAACTAATCGCTGCATCAAGTGGCATATCCTTATACATCTCTGCATCTACTACCTCGTAAGGGACAATGTTATATCGCTCTCCGTGTTTGTTCTTAATAGGTCGATACAGTACCGCCATTGCTCGGTGCATCTCTTGCCAATTACCGATATAAGTATCTAAATCAACATACTCACCGAAAGACATATCATCAAGATTAGGAATGAACCCATACTCTACACCTTTCATCTTAAAGCGTTGTACGAGTTGAGGTTTCTCATTTAGAATCTCAGTTAGTAACTCTACTACACCATCAACATCTTTAAACCTCAACTGATACGCATCTGAGAGTTTTACACCACAGAATATCTCAAGCATCTTTAACGCTAAGAAGTCCTCTGTAACCTCTCCTGAGTACAGCTTCACAAACTTCTGATACTGACCTAAAGTGATTTCACTTAGTGAGTCAGGTACATTGATTTCTAATTTCATAATCTCTTACTTATCTATATAACGAATGAAACGAACTATTTTAAATAAAAAAAGACAGCCTTACGGGACTGCCTCTTTAAACAAACTAATAACTCTTATGATGATACTAATATAGTAAAAATTATCTTACCGCATAACTTCCGTAGTTAGGATTCTTTAATTGATAGCTAATTGCGTATCGTGCTGCATCTATTAAGTGATTGTGGTCATCTATTGGAGTGTTGCTCTTTCGCTCTAACCAACTGTAGTTATTTAACTCCTTTATTAGATTCGTGCTATTAGGGTCTATTACTAAGTCGTAGTCTTGCATTAGACTTATCCCATAGGTTACACTTCCCTGTCCTTTTACTGATTCTCTAATGTTGCTCTCTCTTCTTAGTTCTGTAATCAGTCTTGGCTCTGCACTATCTCCTATAATTAATGAATCACCTGCGTATTGCTTATTTAAACGGCTTATTTCGCTTGTTGTAAGTCTTGGTAGGTAGAAACACTCTCTAAGGTATATTCGTTTGTTAGACTTATCTATATTCGTTTCTATAAGAGTTGTAGGGTCGTTACTGAATCCGTAATCCTGTCCGAATACAGAAGTGCTTAGTTTCTTGAACTCACCTATCTCCCAATTAGTAAAGATAACTCCCTCAGCTTTGTCTAACCACCCTCCTAATATCTGATGCTTGTACTTCTCAGGTCTGCGTAACCTCATCTGCTCAATCTGAGAAATGAATGACTCGTTAAGGTGTTTGATGTTATCTAAGTAAGTACTGTGTATGTAGGTAGTATCTCCTTTCGTTATGTTGCTCCCTTCCTGTACTCCTCTGTCCTCAAAGAATCTTCTGTAGATAAAATGCTCCTTAGTAGTAGGGTTTAAGATGAGAATGATTCTGTTCTGATTCTTCTTAGAACGAATTGAGAAGTCTATCGTGTCAAATTTCTTTTCGTCTGTTAGTTCCTCTGCTTCTTCCAATACCCAAGTAGTAACTCCCTGAATAGATTTTAGTGATGCAGTTTGGTCACCTGATGAGGTCTTAATTCCTTTGAAGATAATCTTACTACCTGTTACCTTGTTGATAATCTCATCCTTTGTAATGTAGAAGTGTGGGATAAGGTCTAATAGTTCTATCTTCTCTAAGAACTCAGGTATAATAGAAATAGAAGCTGAGGTAAGAGTGTATCTTGTGAATAAGATGGTGTGTTCTTTCTCGAATGTTAGTAAAAGAATTAAAATAGAGATATTAAAGGACTTACCTGATGCCCTGCCACCGCTAACAATAAAGTAGCGACTCTCAGAGTCCCTTAACACCTCGTACTTCTTCTGAATAGTAATCACCTATTCGAACTTCAATAAATCTCTAAAGTTGATGTTTAAACCATCTGAAGATAATGTAACACTCTCTTTTGGCTTACCGTGTCTGTAATTCATATAGAGTTGTATCGCTCTAATGTTACCTTCTTTGATTAGTCCGTGTAAAGTGTCAAACACTTCTTCTTGGTCTATGTGTTTATCAAGAGCCTCGATAAGTTGTATCTCATCGCTTTTAGGTTTTCTACCTGCTCCCTCTCTTTTACCTCCTGCTGACATTTTGAAAAAATTTGATTATTCAAACTACTTATATAACGATTGAGAATCAAGATTTTGTATAGCATTAGTATAACTAATAATAACCATATCCATAATCCTTTGTTTTAATTTCCTCTAACAAATCCCATAGCCTTAAAGATTCTTTTAGATTTTCAAAGGCTGTAATTTGACATTTATCTTTATTCTTTAAATCATATTTACAAATCCAAATCTCTTTATCTATTAAATATTGAATAAAATCAACATCCTTTTTACTTAAATCAATTATCATAATACATCATTAAATTCCACAATGTCCCGAATCACATTCATTGAAATCAGTTTCAAATAAGTCTAATTGCAACTTATGATTTTTAATCTCTTCGTATAGGTGAGAACTTTTCCATTTCGTATATATAGAACGCTGTCCATTATGCTTGTTTCTCCAATTCTCAGCCTGTTCTTCTTGTTTTATAAACCATTCCATTTTGTTAGGATGCCAATCAAATCTTTTCCTTAATAATATTGGATTTTGATGAAAACACCCTACACAATTATTTATAGGTGCAAACCTAACAGGCTTATCTTTCCAAAAACCATCAACATCATCTTTGTATATGTTATCTTCTATTAGTGGGAATTTTGGTACTTGCCAATCAAATTCTTTCCATTTATTGTTTCCGTTATCGTGTTTTCCTACAATAACTTTAGCAGGAACAAATCCTCTATCATTAAGAGTAGATAAGGTTTTTTTTGCTCTTCTTGTTTCATTAGCCCTAAATCCTATTCTACTCTCAATAGGTTCTTTAAAATTGTTATACCACCAATTCTGCATAGGAACTATTTTAAGTTCGTGAGTACAAAATCTTTGTGATACATTGGGAATAGCCTTGTTTTTTAATATGACTTGTTCAAAGGTTTTTCCTGTAACCCAAGTAATTTCTTGTCCTATGTATTGCTCTAAGTCTAACATCGTGTAGATAATCATATCATCTTCTGCGGTAGCTATGAAAGGTGCTTGTATCCTATCCTCTACTAATTGTCTGATTTTCTTATCAGGGAATTTAGATGCTTCGTGTTCGATTCTTACTAAAGCAAAGACATTGTAGTCTGAAGGATAGTTCGCAGCGATGTAAGAACTTGTCTTACCTCCACTAAGAGAGTTTACTGTTATCATTGAGTTTGTATATTAATGCTAAGTTTAGAACTGCTTGTATTAGTAGCACTATTACTCCTCCTAACATTACTTCTTTTATAATAGCTAATTGTTCTAATTCACATCTTAGTTGGAGTACCTCTGTCATATCTTAATTTAATTTATATTTAGTTTTATACATCAAGTACTTTTTTAACTGCGTTCTTTGAATCTGTTTAGCTGTAGGCTTAGGCTTATATTTTCTGTCTGTGCTTGGTAAGTATTTCACATCACTACTTTCTTTAATCCATATCTTAGATAGTTAATACTCATAGTTGTTTTAGATACTTTGTAAGCCTCTGCAGCTTCTACCATAGTTCTGTAAACAACATCTCTATTGGTATCGTAGAGTGCCTGCTTTGAGCCTCCTAATGCAGAGTACACTTGTTTGTAGTTACCATCGAGCATTGCCTGATACATCATCTCTGCGTATTCTTTGTGATACTTGTTATTGGTAGTTTCTGACCAAGTCTTATAGTGGTCTATTAGTATCAGTTCTCTTTGTTGTCTATTTCGCATCTTAGTCGATTAATTCTTCTATTAAACGCTTCGCTTCATCTAACTTACTCTCAGGAAGGCTATCTATTCGCATTTTAAGGCTTCGTAGCTTCACTTCTTGGTGATTGCCGAACTTGATATACATCTTCTCATCTAAGTCCTTTAGAAAGCGTGAGAATGGCAAATAAGAATCCTTGTAATTTCTGTTCGCATACAGGATAGTAGCGTGATGCGTTTTAAATCCGTTCTGATTGTATATCTCTACTATCTCGTGTAGTTTGTATCCAAAGTAGTTTCTTAGGAAGTAGCTAAATAAGGCTCGTGCTTCTGTGTATTCTCTCTTTCGTGTGTTTCTGAATAAATCAATTCCTGATTCCTTTTCAATCTCTCTAATTAATCTCTTTACCTTCTCGTTCATCTATTATTGATTTTATCTTTTCGACATATAGTGCTGCATCCATTAACTCCTCTTGGAGATGTTGTAGCCACTCTCTATTACTTAATTCGTTTTTATCTAATGTTGTTCCGTATTTCTCTATCCCTCTTTGTGAGCGACTCCTAAATAAAGATACAACTCTTTCAACAATGTTATCTATCATTTACCTCATCAATTAATTTGCTATAAGCATTAGTGTATTTAAAAAACTTAATATCCCAAGAATTTACTTCCTCATAATCAAATATCCAATAGTCAGCCATATTATTATCTTGAAGTTGAATAAATACATACATATTAATATCCTTATCCTTTTTATGTGCTTCTTCATTAACTAAGAAATGAGGTGATTCTTTCCGTATTGTTTTTACATCAATCCTTGAATCTTTAATTATCACATCAGGTTCTTTTAATGGCTTATTAGATATCAACTTAGTAGATGTGTATTCAATATCGTTTTTGCTTAGAAAGTAAGAAAATATCAATTCACCTTTAATTCCTAATATATCAGGGTCATCACTTCTACCATATCTATTATACTTATCTGTATTAGTATTCAACTCATAGTTATATAAATTTCTAAGTTTCCCTGCATAAAAAGCACACTCATTAATAAATTCAGGATATTTAATTCTGCCTATCCTTTTCATAAGATACCTTCTAAATAGTATTGGTCTAAGTCCGCAGCTTGTAAGAAGTAAGTATCGTAAACCTCTAAGGCTTTCTCTATCTTCTGCTCTCCTGAATAGTAGAACTCCTCCGAACAATTATAGACTGCGATATCTAAACTCTTTTTGTCGATTACTAAGAAAACGAAGTCCTTATAATCCACTTTAAACAAATTCGAGTAGAGATAGCATTGTACATCGTAAGAGTACTTCTTAGCTGAGTAAGGGAAGGCTTTAATATCTGTAGTAGTCTTTAAATCTACGATTCGATTCTTACCAAGTACATCCGCTTTACCTCTAAAAGGGAATCCCATTACATCACCGATTACAGGCACTTCAAACTCTGAATCTCTAATCAGTTCTACTGCTTTAGTATTTCTAAGAAAGGCATCTGCGATTCGCTCTGCATCGTTCTTCTCAGCCATAGTGAATACCTTACCGTGTTCTGCTTTCGCTTCTTTGTAGGCTTTCGTATTCTTGCTCTGTACATCTACAAATATCTGAGATGAGAATACTTCAGGTTCTAAGATAGCGGTATGGAATAACCATCCATCTCTTAGTGCTTGACTCTCCTCGTTTCCGTACTGTGTAACATTGTAGTAAGTCTTAGGTGAGTCTAAGAGTAGTTTAAGCGATGACGAACTAAGAGCAGCTTTCGATAAGTACCCGTAGTAAAAACTATCATCATTCATCTTTTCTAATAGTTCCTGCTTATCCCAAGTAGAACCATCTAATAAAGTAATACTATCCATTGATTAATCTTTTAATAGTTTGCTTTGCCTTGTTCCACCATTGAAGTTTTCTGAACTCCCACTCCACAGGATGATAGGCTTTAATCTTTAATACTCCGTTTTCTAATTCTCTTACCACCGTGATACCCGATGATAGTTTAGTCATTCCCTGTTGTTTCATTATCTAATCTGTTGTTTAATTCTATATCTTCTAATTGTTCGCTTAGTTCTCTAATCTTTAGTTTTAATGCTCTCTTAGATTCGTGCTGCTCTGAGATGATGTGTTCGTAGGCTCGTCTGTTGATGTGTAAACCATTCACATAGTACACAATCTCTAAGCAAGCTGATATCATCTTATCGACCACCTCAGAAGGTTTGTTTTCCTTTTGCTTCTTTAAGATAGAGAGGATGTACTCCATATTAGCAGAGTACTCCATCTCTTTGTAAGGTTCTAATCTATCGTACATTACTATATCTTTCTACAAAATAATTTGCCATCTCCATTGCTTCTCTTTTGGTGTACCATAATTGGTCTTCTTCGGCAAATACCGTTTCACCAAAGTCATCATCTTCAAAGTGAATACTCCATAACAATTCACCTTCTAAATCATCATTGTAAATAATGTAAAATACCTTGCCTTTAATTTCGCCTTTGTAGTAACCTTTTTCAATGCGTGTCATAATTCTGTCTTTTAAATTTGTAATTATACTGCAATATACATTAACAAATGTTAATTACAAAATTTTAGCAAAAAAAATTCAAAAAAATTTTATAGCTGCACATTTATACTAAGTGCCAAGTAGGTATTAATCTGATTAAATAAAGGCTGTGAGTGAATAAACTTATTGTTCGAATAGAACACAAAGAAGTGTGCCACTCCGAACTTTTCTTTATAAGCATCTACTTGCTTCTGATGATTCTCTTTAGCTTTCATCTGATACGGAGTTCTCATAAAGTGATACGACTCAGGCTTAATCTGAAGTCCGAATAAAAGTTTTCCATTAGAAAACGCCTCCCAATCGGTACAGTACTCCTCATCTATTTCGTAAAAGGTCTTTCTAAATTCAAGATTCGGAAACCACTCCTGTAAATGATTGATGCAGTTAATCTCATTCATCATTCCATTCCAAGTCTGACCTACTACTCTGAATAGAACAAACTCCGCAGCTTCGTGCATCTCTAAACGATACTTATCTGCTATAAAGTGAGCAGGTGCTACTAAGTTTTGTCGCTCGACTCTTGCTAAGTAGTACTCAGTCCACCCCTCCTTAGATATCTTACCTTCTACTGATTGGTAGTACTCATCAAATAGCTGTACACATTTACCCACCCTGTTAGAGTAAAAGAATTTATTTAAGAGCCTATCCTTATTAAACTGAGTAAATAAGTACTGCGGTATTGGATTTTCAAAAAATTCTACTTTCTCCATTGAACCGCACAGATTGCCAAGCGTTGAGCCTTGTTAGGATATTCCTTATTCATTACTGCATCGCCCATACATCTGCGGATAAACTCCTCTCTTTGTTCGTTTGGTTTCTTGGTGGGTAGTGGCATAGTTATTGGTATTTATTGGTTATTGATGCTTGTGATTCTTCTAAGTAGTATCCTACTTTCACTTCACCGAATAGTGTAGTATCGCTTACCACCTCAACAGGCTCACCTACAATTAGGTCATTAAGCCAATAGATGTAGTTTGCTTTAGGGTTAGCGTAGAAATACAGCTTTACTTCTTCAGGACTATTCATAAGTGTTCTATAATCTTTTCTGCTTAGGATAATCTCATCTTGCTCTTTATTTATTCTCATAATCATTCTGCAAGTCTTACCCTTTCCCGTGATACCTGTAGCTACCGATGGAGTTTCTAATTTAAGATTCCACCCATCAATATTCATCACTTCGATTACTGCTTCGTTAATTGTCATTTAGTTTGTCTAATAGTCCTACAATCTCTTTAATCGTACTTGGACAAGCACAGGGTACTTTATGCTTTGCTCCGTAGTACTTAGTCATTAGGTCAGCCATTACTGTTCTCTGATAGTAGGTAGCTGTTCTTTTAGGTCGAATCTCAGCCCATAGTGCTTTATCCTCCTCATTCATCGCACTCCTCTTTACAAGTCAAGCAATTCAAAAAAAGTTCTCGCTTATGGCAGCCGCAATCCTCTTTACCAAATTGTCGTGCAATCCAAAAGCTAACCCTATACGCATTACCAAGAGTAAGCAACTCTGTAATTGCGTGTACCATTGTTCCAAGTTTAACATAGCATCCTAATTGTTTCCAAGTGATTTTCATTTCCTTTTATATTTTGTCTTTTAAATATTTCTTTACCTTCTTGTAAGTATTATAGAGTGAGTAGTAACTGATATTCGTTTTTCTACTGAGTTCTGATATACTCTCTCCTGATTCGATAATCTCGTACACCTTCTTATCGTACCAATACATATTATCTAACTCCTCTAAGATGATTTCGTATTTCTTTTTGTACTCCACCTCTTGCTCGTCTTCTATATCGTAGTTATCAAAATCGAAGTCCCCTTCTTTTCGTTCCCTGCGTTTATAATCCAAGAAGATACTTGTAAGTGTTCTAAAGATATAAAAGTGGTTTACATCGTTCCCAAAGGTGATGTCTTTACCCTGAGCAACTAACTTGCCTATCTTTAAGTACATCTCCTGTACTATGTCCTCTGCGGTTTGTGGGTTACATCCAAAGGACTCTACTATGTCGCACCAATCTTTGTGTCGTTCGAATAGCTTTTTTAAGATTTCCATACAGTAACGATTAGAGCAAAGAGCGTTAGTAAGACTGTGTGTCTTTCAAAATAATCGTCTTCGTCTATCTCGTCTGTGTCGGGTTCTTGGAGGGGATTGTAAAATAGGTATCCAAGTGCCAATCCGTATGTCGGTACGAACTGAATATGAATTTGCCTATCCCCGATTTGAATAATCATATATTAATTGGTTAGGGATTGTTTAATATGTTGTACTAAGTTTCTACCTTCTATCTCGTATCCTACATTATTCTTAACTGACCTAAGTTTAATAGGTTCATCCATTACAGTAGGCTTACCACCTGTGTCAATATCCTTTATCTTCTTAATGTGAATATGTGAATACATCCACTCTGTACTGTGTGCGGTCATCCTATGAATCACAGACATATTATCCGCACTATTGACGAACTTACCCCCACCC